GTCAGATAGTGAAATAGTGGGTGTTCAAACACCCCCCCGAACTGTCCTGAACTCCTCAGGACAGTCCTCAGGACAGTTAAACCCGCTCCGCCATCACGAGCAACCGTGAGACCTGAGTCGGGGAGAATAGGCAATTTTTAGCGGTCTTAAATCCGTTCACATTTAGTTCGGATGATATGCGGGAGAGGGAGAGACCCTGAGTCCTGAGGGTTTTTGCGTAGGCCATCGCTCTCCTGTTGTTTTCGTCCTCCATCGCAATTCTCGTTTTTTGCTCGGACATAAGGCGGGAGATGGCGGGAGTTATCTGACCCACCACCCACTCTCCTGTCCTGCTCCGTTTGACTGCGTGAGCGATGCGGGTGCGCTCAGAGATGCGCTCTGACTCGAATTGAGCAAACGAGGCGAATATCCCGACCGTGAGGGTGTTAAACTCGGGGAGGTCAAGCGCACGGATGGGAATCCCGCTATTTTTCAAGGCGAACACAAACTCGACATTCCGAGCGAGGCGGTCAAGCTTAGCAACCACCAGTGTTCCTCCCGTGGCTCGACAGTGAGCGATGGCCTGTTCCAACACGGGGCGGGTTTTCCTGCGTGATGGGCGAGACCTCCGCACGGATGCAGACTCGACCTCAAGGAACTCCGTTCCAACGATTCCTGCGGATTGGATGGCTCTGCGCTGACCCTCTAAACCGAGACCGCTCTCTCCCTGCTTAGTGGTGGAGACACGGAGATAGATGGCGTTTGCGGTGGATGGGTCAGTGATTAGGGTTTGGGTTTTCATCGGGGTTTGGGGTTGAGGTTATGCGAATATACGACACTAATTGACAAATCTACACGGAGCGGTGTAGGTTTGTAAAAAAAGGCAACAACCCTCAAAAGTGCGTTCCTGCACTGCAATCGCACAAAAAAAACCCTTGTGTAAAAATCCACGAGGTTTGTGAAAAACTGCAACAAACTTTGTTGAAACCCCACCACTCCCGAAATCTACTTTTGTCTATCACCAACACTCACCGCCTTATGGAAAACAAGCGAAAACCACAAATAGCACTACAAGAGGACGCCCTCGACCTCCTCGGCCAAGTATGCAGAGCGACAGGGAGACAGGAGGGGGATTTACTTACGGAGGCTATCAGAGCGATGTGGTGGGCATCCGTGGGAATGTATAGCCATCCCACTCAGAAACGCAGACTAAACCCCGAGAAATGACCGAATATCAAGCACCCTATTCAACCCGAGATGTGATGCGACTCCTCCGCATCGCCCAGTCCACCGTTTACCGTTATGTGGCCGAGGGAGTCCTGCACCCCGTGAGCCATCGCAGGAAAGCGAGGCTAAAGTTTGACCCTGAGGAGATTTATCGAGTGGGAGGTTTGATGCCTATCCCAAAAAAAAGCGGGAGCAAATGACTCCCGCTAAGACTGAGACAATTTGATTCCACCGCCAAGCGAAACCGAAACCTCCCGCACTATGACAAAAATACCACCCCCACCCACCACTCCATACCTCGACCGAGAATTTTCGTTCTCTGAGCGTGGAGTCAAGGTTACATCGAAAACCCCACTCCTCAGGATGACCCTGAGGGAATTCCTGCTCACACACGCACCCTCAGCTGAGTGGGAGGAAATCTGCAAACCGCTCAGGAACGGAATAATTACCGACCGAGATGAAAGGAAAATATACAAGCGCACCCACCTCCCTGCGGTTTGGCCGAGCGTGATTCTCGAGGGAGGGTCAGATGCAGAACACATCATTGGACAGTCGGGGTTGATTTGCATCGATATAGACGCAAAGGATAACCCTCACAAATCACTCGAGGAGATGGCGGATGCGATTGAGTCAGACGAGAGGACAATCGCATTCCTCGAGTCCTGCGGAGGTGCGGGGTTTGCGGTGTTTATGGGGTGCAGTGGATTGGATGGGTTTGAGGAAACATTCAGGACAGTACAGGAGGATTTTCGGGAGAGGGGCATCACGATAGACCGCCAGTGTAGCAACCCAAACCGAGCGAGATTCATCACCCACTCAAAAACTCCGTGGATTCGGTCAAACGGTGTTCCTCCTGAAATCAAGGCGAGACCCAAACCCGCACTGCAATCACCACCACTCCGAACACAAAAAGAATTCCCGAGGGAATCTATACTCAACCGACTGAGTCAGATATCGATAGACATCACCGCAGACCGTGAGGATTGGTTACAAATCGCCTACGGGTTAGCGGGTGAATATGGGGAGGAGGCGAGAGGGGTTTTCCATATCCTGAGCGAGAAATATCACGGGTACAAATTCGAGGAAACGGATGACCTCTACACGGATGCCCTCCGCAAAGGGAGAGGAGTGGTGGGGATAGGTTCGGTGTTCCATATCGCAGACAAATACGGGGTTCGGATTCTCCCTGAAAACAGTGATAGAACAGTGATTCCCACCAAGGGAAAACAGGCGCAAAACAGCCGATTAACAGGAGGAAAACAGGAGGAGCGGAGCGCAGAACCAACCACCGCAGACCTCCTCCAAAAAGCGAGATTTGTCTATGACCCGAACTATGTTCCACCACCAACGCTCTGCAACGCAAACGGAAAACGATTCGGAACGCAGGGGAATTTTTCGGCCATCACAGGAGTCGAAAAATCAGGAAAATCGTTCCTCGTAAATTGCCTAATCGCATCGTTCCTCACGGGGAATCGGTGGGGAGGATTCGAGAGCTCTCCTCCCGAAAATCGAGCGGGGTGTTTGCTTATCGATACCGAACTCGGGGAGCACGATTTGCACAACGCTCAAAAACGCATTTTAAGCGCCTGTAACGAATCCGAATTCAAAAACCTATACACCTACCGCCTGAGACCGTTCACCTCCGCAGAGGCGCTGAAAATCGCTGAGGAGGCTATCAGGACACACGCATCGCAGATTGGATTGGTGGTGATTGATGGAATCACGGATTTAATGACCGAGGGAATCAACGATACACGGGAGTCGGATGAATTGGTGCGGTGGTGTATGGCGGTGAGCGACCAGTATCAGGTTCACCTCTGCGTGGTGATTCATACAAACTCAGGAGCGAGTAAAGAGGACACCATCGCAGGGAAAGGGGTTCGGGGGCATATCGGGAAAAACATTAACCGAAAAGCGGAGACCGTCATCTCCGTAACCCGAGACCTCCACCAGTCAAACAGGATTCAAGTCCACCCCGCTCACACGAGGGGGGAGAAATTCGCACCGTATGACATCGTCATCGAGTCATCCCAAACCCTACCAAGGGAGGAGGAGGTGAGTGCGGTGGAGGCTCAGAGTCGAGCGAAACTCCAAATCCTTATCTCTGACCTCCCTGCGGGTGCGCATCACCGTTTGGCTCAAAAAGCATTCAAGGGAATCCGAGGGAGCGAGGGAATGAAATACCGAGAGCTCACCACTGCGGTTCAGGCCGTTTTGGACGAGGAGTGGAATCGGACAGGGAAACGAATCTCAAAAAACGATGCGGAGATGACCGTGAGCGTATGGGCGAGGGATGGGGTGATTCTCAAACACGGGAAACCCCGCTCTCCCAGTGCGTACTATACCCTCCACCCTGACCTCCTTCCTGACGGTCTCCCTCCCGAGCTCCGTGATGCGGTGGAGTCGGTGGTGGATGGCTCTGCGAACCCTGAGGAATTGGAGTTTGGAGGTGGTGGTGAGGTGGTGGAATTGGGGCAAAATTCTCCCGACTCCCTCGATTGAAAATCTACTGTCCTGTCCTTGCGCCCCTATATAGAGGCGCAGGACAGTCAGGACAGTTCTCCTCAGGACAGTAAATCAGGACAGTTAAATCACTGAAAATCAACCACCTCCGTTCAACCACTAACTGTCCTGAAACCCCCTCAGGACAGTTCTCCTCAGGACACCTCTCAGGACACCTCTCAGGACAGTTCTCAGGACAGTTAAAATTCACCGAGGGAGAGTCAGGTTTTTTGGGAAAATGTGCGTGTTCCATCGTCCACCAGTGCGGGAAAATCTGCACGGGTTGAGGGTCAAAAAGCGAGACCCCTCCTCTCCTGTGCGTGTCAGACCTCCGAATATTCCCCTATCAATACGGGGTGTATAGGGATTTGTATGGGCATTTGTAGGGGGTGCGGTGAATATTACCCCATCAATCCCTGCGTATATGCGTGTCAGACCTCCACAAATTCCCCCCTCCCGTGCGTGTCAGATAGTGGAATACTTACCTATCAATCCCCCCCCGCGCGTGTCAGATAGTGAAATAGTGGGTGTTCAAACACCCCCCCGAACTGTCCTGAACTCCTCAGGACAGTCCTCAGGACAGTTAAACCCGCTCCGCCATCACGAGCAACCGTGAGACCTGAGTCGGGGAGAATAGGCAATTTTTAGCGGTCTTAAATCCGTTCACATTTAGTTCGGATGATATGCGGGAGAGGGAGAGACCCTGAGTCCTGAGGGTTTTTGCGTAGGCCATCGCTCTCCTGTTGTTTTCGTCCTCCATCGCAATTCTCGTTTTTTGCTCGGACATAAGGCGGGAGATGGCGGGAGTTATCTGACCCACCACCCACTCTCCTGTCCTGCTCCGTTTGACTGCGTGAGCGATGCGGGTGCGCTCAGAGATGCGCTCTGACTCGAATTGAGCAAACGAGGCGAATATCCCGACCGTGAGGGTGTTAAACTCGGGGAGGTCAAGCGCACGGATGGGAATCCCGCTATTTTTCAAGGCGAACACAAACTCGACATTCCGAGCGAGGCGGTCAAGCTTAGCAACCACCAGTGTTCCTCCCGTGGCTCGACAGTGAGCGATGGCCTGTTCCAACACGGGGCGGGTTTTCCTGCGTGATGGGCGAGACCTCCGCACGGATGCAGACTCGACCTCAAGGAACTCCGTTCCAACGATTCCTGCGGATTGGATGGCTCTGCGCTGACCCTCTAAACCGAGACCGCTCTCTCCCTGCTTAGTGGTGGAGACACGGAGATAGATGGCGTTTGCGGTGGATGGGTCAGTGATTAGGGTTTGGGTTTTCATCGGGGTTTGGGGTTGAGGTTATGCGAATATACGACACTAATTGACAAATCTACACGGAGCGGTGTAGGTTTGTAAAAAAAGGCAACAACCCTCAAAAGTGCGTTCCTGCACTGCAATCGCACAAAAAAAACCCTTGTGTAAAAATCCACGAGGTTTGTGAAAAACTGCAACAAACTTTGTTGAAACCCCACCACTCCCGAAATCTACTTTTGTCTATCACCAACACTCACCGCCTTATGGAAAACAAGCGAAAACCACAAATAGCACTACAAGAGGACGCCCTCGACCTCCTCGGCCAAGTATGCAGAGCGACAGGGAGACAGGAGGGGGATTTACTTACGGAGGCTATCAGAGCGATGTGGTGGGCATCCGTGGGAATGTATAGCCATCCCACTCAGAAACGCAGACTAAACCCCGAGAAATGACCGAATATCAAGCACCCTATTCAACCCGAGATGTGATGCGACTCCTCCGCATCGCCCAGTCCACCGTTTACCGTTATGTGGCCGAGGGAGTCCTGCACCCCGTGAGCCATCGCAGGAAAGCGAGGCTAAAGTTTGACCCTGAGGAGATTTATCGAGTGGGAGGTTTGATGCCTATCCCAAAAAAAAGCGGGAGCAAATGACTCCCGCTAAGACTGAGACAATTTGATTCCACCGCCAAGCGAAACCGAAACCTCCCGCACTATGACAAAAATACCACCCCCACCCACCACTCCATACCTCGACCGAGAATTTTCGTTCTCTGAGCGTGGAGTCAAGGTTACATCGAAAACCCCACTCCTCAGGATGACCCTGAGGGAATTCCTGCTCACACACGCACCCTCAGCTGAGTGGGAGGAAATCTGCAAACCGCTCAGGAACGGAATAATTACCGACCGAGATGAAAGGAAAATATACAAGCGCACCCACCTCCCTGCGGTTTGGCCGAGCGTGATTCTCGAGGGAGGGTCAGATGCAGAACACATCATTGGACAGTCGGGGTTGATTTGCATCGATATAGACGCAAAGGATAACCCTCACAAATCACTCGAGGAGATGGCGGATGCGATTGAGTCAGACGAGAGGACAATCGCATTCCTCGAGTCCTGCGGAGGTGCGGGGTTTGCGGTGTTTATGGGGTGCAGTGGATTGGATGGGTTTGAGGAAACATTCAGGACAGTACAGGAGGATTTTCGGGAGAGGGGCATCACGATAGACCGCCAGTGTAGCAACCCAAACCGAGCGAGATTCATCACCCACTCAAAAACTCCGTGGATTCGGTCAAACGGTGTTCCTCCTGAAATCAAGGCGAGACCCAAACCCGCACTGCAATCACCACCACTCCGAACACAAAAAGAATTCCCGAGGGAATCTATACTCAACCGACTGAGTCAGATATCGATAGACATCACCGCAGACCGTGAGGATTGGTTACAAATCGCCTACGGGTTAGCGGGTGAATATGGGGAGGAGGCGAGAGGGGTTTTCCATATCCTGAGCGAGAAATATCACGGGTACAAATTCGAGGAAACGGATGACCTCTACACGGATGCCCTCCGCAAAGGGAGAGGAGTGGTGGGGATAGGTTCGGTGTTCCATATCGCAGACAAATACGGGGTTCGGATTCTCCCTGAAAACAGTGATAGAACAGTGATTCCCACCAAGGGAAAACAGGCGCAAAACAGCCGATTAACAGGAGGAAAACAGGAGGAGCGGAGCGCAGAACCAACCACCGCAGACCTCCTCCAAAAAGCGAGATTTGTCTATGACCCGAACTATGTTCCACCACCAACGCTCTGCAACGCAAACGGAAAACGATTCGGAACGCAGGGGAATTTTTCGGCCATCACAGGAGTCGAAAAATCAGGAAAATCGTTCCTCGTAAATTGCCTAATCGCATCGTTCCTCACGGGGAATCGGTGGGGAGGATTCGAGAGCTCTCCTCCCGAAAATCGAGCGGGGTGTTTGCTTATCGATACCGAACTCGGGGAGCACGATTTGCACAACGCTCAAAAACGCATTTTAAGCGCCTGTAACGAATCCGAATTCAAAAACCTATACACCTACCGCCTGAGACCGTTCACCTCCGCAGAGGCGCTGAAAATCGCTGAGGAGGCTATCAGGACACACGCATCGCAGATTGGATTGGTGGTGATTGATGGAATCACGGATTTAATGACCGAGGGAATCAACGATACACGGGAGTCGGATGAATTGGTGCGGTGGTGTATGGCGGTGAGCGACCAGTATCAAGTTCACCTCTGCGTGGTGATTCATTCAAATTCCAAAGCGAGTAAAGAGGACACTATCGCAGGGAAAGAGGTTCGGGGGCATATCGGGAAAAACATCAACCGGAAAGCGGAGACCGTTATCTCCGTAACCCGAGACCTCCACCAGTCAAACAGGATTCAAGTCCATCCGGCTCACACGAGGGGGGAGAAATTCGCACCGTATGACATCGTCATCGAGTCATCCCAAACCCTCCCGAGGGAACAGGAGGTGAGTGCGGTGGAGGCTCAGAGTCGAGCAAAACTCCAAATTCTTATCTCTGACCTCCCTGCGGGTGCGCATCACCGTTTGGCTCAAAAAGCATTCAAGGGAATCCGAGGGAGCGAGGGAATGAAATACCGAGAACTCACCACTGCGGTTCAGGCCGTTTTGGACGAGGAGTGGAATCGGACAGGGAAACGAATCTCAAAAAATGATGCGGAGATGACCGTGAGCGTTTGGACGAGGGATGGGGTGATTCTCAAACACGGGAAACCCCGCTCTCCCAGTGCGTACTATACACTCCACCCTGACCTCCTTCCTGATGGTCTCCCTCCCGACCTCCGTGATGCAGCGGAGTCGGTGGTGGATGGCTCTGCGAACCCTGAGGAATTGGAGTTTGGAGGTGGTGGTGAGGTGGTGGAATTGGGGCAAAATTCTCCCGACTCCCTCGACTGAAAATCTACTGTCCTGTCCTTGCGCCCTACTATAGGGGCGCAGGACAGTCAGGACAGTTCTCCTCAGGACAGTAAATCAGGACAGTTAAAGCGCTGAAAACCAACCACCTCCAAACCACTCATAACTCCCTGAGAACCCCCTCAGGACAGTTCTCCTCAGGACACCTCTCAGGACACCTCTCAGGACAGTTCTCAGGACAGTTCTCAGGACAGTTAAAATTCACCGAGGGAGAGTCAGGTTTTTTGGGGGAATGTGCGTGTTCCATCGTCCACCAGTGCGGGAAAATCTGCACGGGTTGAGGGTCAAAAAGCGAGACCCCTCCTCTCCTGTGCGTGTCAGACCTCCGAATATTCCCCTATCAATACAGGGTGTATAGGGATTTGTAGGGGCATTTGTAGGGGGTTCGGTGAGTATTACCCGATCAATCCCTGCGTATATGCGTGTCAGACCTCCACAAATCCCCCCCCTCCCGTGCGTGTCAGATAGTGGAATACTTACTTATCAATCCCCCCGTGCGCGTCAGATAGTGAAATAGTGGGTGTTCAAACACCCCCCCGAACTGTCCTGAACTCCTCAGGACAGTCCTCAGGACAGTTAAACCCGCTCCGCCATCACGAGCAACCGTGAGACCTGAGTCGGGGAGAA